TTCAGATAAGAAGTGAACTTCCATAGCATCTAAATCAGAAGTAGCTGCGCCACCTACAGATCCAGTGATCCAGTTTTTCATTCTTCTATCATCAGCTTGAGAAGCTCTATATCTTACGTGTAAGAAGGGTCTTCTAATGTTAGTTCCTAATATTTGATCGTAAACTGTAGAAGTTCCAGCGGGTACTAATACTCCTTCAATACCTGCGAAATCACCAACACCTCCACGAGTAGAAGCGTCGTTTAAGTATTTCCAGTCAGTTTTATAGAAGTCATAAGAACCTCTTCTGAATCCAGAGAAACCTAAGTTTAATGCCATTTCTTCAGAATTTTCAAATACACCAAAAGAACTACCACCACCGTAGTAAGCTCCAGCTCCAGCTGTTTGCCCTACACCAGCTAACATATCATCAAAGTCTAGAGAAGTTTCTCTGTTTAAGAATAACATGTTTTCTTCGATTGCTCCTTGAGTATCTAAGTTTTTAAGAATTGAATCAAACTGAGTTAAACCAGCTGTTGCAGTAAAGTCTACTAATACATTTCCACGGCTTTTAACAGCAGCGAAAAGACCTTCAGTACCTTTAGCAGTTGTAGTTGAACTTCCAGATTTTAATTCACCTTCTACCATAGACATTTCTAAGTAATCTTCAAAACGTAATCTTGTTTCAGATTCAGCTTTTAAGTACCATAAGAAACCTCCTTGACCAGACTCAGTAGCTACTTCAACCCATCCAATCTGAGCAGTGTCAGATCCATTGATTGCATACTTATCTTTAATGATAATAGGAGAGTTAGAGTATTGAGTGAAAGAAGGTGTTACAGAAATTCTGTTAGCATCTCCAGTTCCTTTTCCATACTCAGATCCATATACAAAAATTTTAAGGTTTGGTCCACCGGTTACTAAATCAACATCAGTTCCTACGTTTTGATCTAATGCTTCTTGAGTATAAGGAGCGACAGTCAATACACCTGCACCTAATGCGCTACCAGGGGTAGCTCCAGAAGCAACAACGTAACAGTTTAATTCTGCTCCATTTGCTGGATTCATCACTACAATTGTAGAACCAGGAGATACAACATTTTCAATAAGAGTTGCACCTGCTCCACCAACAGGTATAGTTAAAGTAGACACTTTTGCAGGACTGACTCCAGCTACAGTTGCTGTTACATTCTCGTAAGAAATGTGTAATCTATTTTGTTCAGACCATACCACTTGATCAGAAGTCATTGGCATTTCAGCTCCTACCATTCTTAAGAAACCACCTAAAGTTCTATTTCCATAGCGCTCTACTTCAGCTTCATAAATTTCTGGTAAGTACTGTTGTGCGAAGTCACTCGTTCCATCAGTAAAGTTTAAATAATTGCCTTCTAAGGCTTGTTTTTTTGGCGTTGGGATTAAACTTCCAAACACCGGGCTTACATTTGCCATAATTTTAATTTTTTTTAGTTAAATTTTTTTGTTTTAATTCTAAGTTTAGAAGAATCAGGGCCTGTTATTGACTTAACTTTTATTCCGTTTACGAATTCACCTGAGCCAGTTTGCCTAGGCTCTGTACTAGGGTTTTTAGAACTACTAACTATCTCTTTAGTAGCATCTGTTCTTCCTTGTTCATAAAAATGATTAATAATCTTGTCAGCATTTGAAGCAATGTAAATAGCTTTGTGATAACCTTTCGTGTCTTTTATATTACCGCTTTCGTCAAGAAACTTTCCTACGAAATTGTTAATGCTTGATTGGTTTTCTGCAACTTTGTTTGGATCTTGTAAACCATATCTAAACTTCTTCTTACCTACATTGAAGTCAAAACCTTTGAATTCATTAGTAAAGTAATCATTTGTTTTTGATTTAAAGTCCGAATGCTGTTGCTCAGCTATCTTCTGATCTTCTTGATATCGGTTGAAAAACTCTGTTGCTTTTTGTTGTTCCTGAGTAACGCCGGGTCTCAACTTGATTTCGTCGTAATATTTACTCTTGGTTTCTTCCAAAAAGCCTTTTGCTTTTGCAACTTCTTCTTTAAACGCAATTTTCTTTTTGCGTATATCTCTTTCCTCATCTATGTCTTCGTCATAGTCGTAGTCTTCTAATAGTAGGCTAACGTCATCTGATTCTAAATAAGGTTTTGTTTGTTTGTAATATTCTTTTAATAGTGTTTTATCATCAACACTTGAGTAGTCTGCGTTTAATCTAACGTAGTCGCTAATTGTACCACCGGTTTCTTCCATAAAAGAAACTAGCTTTTCAATGTTTTCTGGTAATTTAGCACCTGTTTTTTCGTTGTTAGTTAAAGCGTTATCAAATTGTTCTTCTAAAACCTCTACTTCATCTTGAACAGGCTCTTCATCTACAATTTCTATAATACCATCTTCTTCCCCACTTTCCTGAGTATCGTTAACAACTACAACAGGTTCTTCAATAACGTCTTCTTTAACCTCTGGTATTACTACCTTAGCGGCTTCTTCAGCTACTGGTTCTTTTACTTCATCTATGTTAACCTTTATAGGTTCATTAGATTGATCGCCTAATTTTTTAGGACTTGTTTTTTTGGATTTAATTTTAAAATCCCCTTCTTGTTTTACTTCTGACATAATATAATATAATTAAATAATTGTTTGTAATCTTATCTAGATGTAAACTGCTCTAGTCCAAAACCATCTAGATTATCGTTTCCAGCAGACTCAAAATTAGTAGGTAGTAAATCGTTTTGTCTTTGATTTATTAATTCAGATTGTTGAGTTCCTTGTATTTTTACTCTTTTATCTTTTCTATCTTCTATTTCACTTTCTTTCTGCTGTTGAACTTTTGCAGTTGCTTGAGCTAATTGCATTTGATAATTAAACTCTTCAGCCATTAACTCTCTTTTTATTTGAGCCTCAGTCTGCATTCTTTGTATTTCAAACTGTGATTTAGCTTGCTCTATACTAACTTTTTCTTGAGTGAGCGCTTGTTGTTTCTGTACTTCAGCCATTGCAGCTTTTTCAGCTGATTCAGCGTTTGCTTGCGCTTGTGCTTGGATATTAGCTTGCTGCTGCTCTTGTTCTCTTTTTATTTTTTGACTTTGCCTCATTTTCAAGAACTGATTAGCTAGTTTTATATTTTTAATATTCCTAATATCAATAGCGTCTGATAAAGCAATTGCTTGTGTTTGTAAAGCTACTTGTATGTTTTGTTCTAATAAAGCTTTTTCTTCATCTTCAGGTTCTAACTCTAAATAAATACCAAAATCATGTAGCTGCAGGTTAATCAACTCCTCAAGAGTTTTAGTATTAAATGTACTTATAGCATTTGTTAAAGCATTTTCTGTTAAAGGATTTTCAATTACATCAGCTACCTTTAGACTTATATTTTCACAAGTTCTAACAGTTAAATATAACAACGAATCTAATACATGCTTAGTTGCGATATTAGAAGCATTAGCCGCCATTTTTTGCAAACCTAATAAAGAGTCTTTATTTGGAGCGCTACCGTCTCTTGCTTCATTTAATCCGGTTACATCTCTTATCATTTGTAGATAATATTGATATGTACCAATTAAACTTTGTATTTTTCCTTGACCACTTGAAGATGACAGTTCTTGTACAGGCACTTTACCTCTATTTAATTCGCCGTCTTGAGTCAATGATCTACCTACAACAGAACCTGTCTGGAAGTACATGTTCAACGCCTCGGCTGGATTGTATGTTGTTCCGTTACCTAAATCAACTTCAGCTAAACCATCCATATCTAAGAATACACCATCTGGCACTATTCTAGACATTACTTGTTGTAATTTAAGGTGTGTTATTTGAATCATATCAGCAAAGCTAGTAATTTTACTAACTATAGACTCTATGCGTCCTTTGTACATCCTAGGTGCAGATATACAGTAATTCATCATTACCTTTGTAGTATCAGCTGTTGGTCTAGTCATATTTTCAGCCAACTTCCACTCTAGCATTATATTTGTACCCAACACTTTTGCTCCAGTATATAAAACTTCTATTGTTCTAGATATTCTTTCAAAGTTATCGTTAACTGGAGGATTAAACGTATCAGGCTTTTCCAATGTTTTCTCTAATCCTTGATCTGTTTTCTTTATTTTAAATACTTGGTCTGAATATGTTTTGTATTCAAAGTATAATACTTGTATTGTATTTTCATCATAATTACCCCAGTTAGTTACATACTGCGAATTACCAGGCATATCCTGTATTTTTTCTAATTCAGCTGGTGATAAATTTGGAAACTGTTTTTTAAGCTCTGCTAAAGATATTGATTTAACTTCACCTACATAATATATATCTTCAAAGTTTGGATCCTCTGTATATGAATAAATCATATTAGCAGGGTCAACATAGTCAGTAACTATACCTTCAGATTTGTTAAACGAAGTTTTAACAGCTCCAATACCTATAGTGGTTAAATCGTGAGCTAATCTTTTCTTTGTTTCATTGTACTTATTAAACGAGAGGACATTATTTATAACTTCTTCTTCTGCAATCTCCACGTTTTGTTTATACGTCATTTGCATATGTATATCTAACTCTTCCTTACTTTGAGGTAGAGCTTGTAAGTCGCCTGTCATTGAAAAGTCCATACCTAGGTTTTGCTGTATATTTTGCAAAGCTTCTTTAGTATTCATATCTCTTTCAACAGCCGCAGCATAATCAGTTCTGCTTTTTACAGAAAATGGATCTTGAGCAAAAGCACTTATTTCATAAGTCTTATTAGACATTCCATTTACAACAATATCAACAAACTTTGATATAACTGGTATTGGTTTCCAGTCTAAATTAAGATAAGACAAATCACCGTTTATGGATAATTCATCTTTATACTTCTGTATTGATTGCTCACCTCTAGCGTATAAACGTAGTGAGTGAAAGCTATTCCAATTGTTCAAGTATCTATTACCATTACCTCTTCCTTGATTGAACCACTCTTGTTCAATAGCTCTAGAGACTTGTAAGCCGTAATCGTAACTAGCTTTTACTTCGTCGCTAACAACCTGGTTAGGGAAAGAACTAT